ATTGGCAATCACTTGATCGTCAATTTCCATAGCCCAGTGTCCTTTCTCAATAATTTCACAGAAGAAATCCCTAGACTGGATGTTCCGATATTTGGGTTTTATCAACCCAAACAGAACATGCTTCTGCCAGTGCCACGGAAAGTGGTCTGTAGCAGAAGATAAGTCAAAGGAGAACACTGTGAAACCGTTGGTTAGATGTTGAGAAATTACTTTATCAGCTTTACGCTGATCATGGGTACAATCCCATGGCAATTTCTTACAAACATCAGCTAAGGCCCACTTAAGTGGGTCCAAAGCTCTCTGAAACACAAGATTGGGAACGGCAAAATACCGTTCTTTCAATCCTGGGTTTTCCGTAACATGAATGTAGCCTGCAAGCCTGTCTCCAGGCAAGTGGTCTACATAACGTACGGAGTATATAGCATCATGAACCTCATTTAGATCCAATATAGGATCATACAGAGGATCGTGATCTATATCAACAGAGAAACCAACTGCCTTTTGCATAAGAGGTCGAAACTTCTTAGCAAAATGCCCTTTAAAGGAATAATAGATATCCCAAGGGAGTTTCTCAGCCGAAGTCTTCTTTCCAGGAAGAACCTGGAGAAGAGGAATCGGTTCTGATACTTCCAATTGCTTTAAAAGTCTCAAAGACTTTAAAGCGGGATAGATACGATTCCTAATTCGAAGCATTTTCGCAGGTTGCGAACGTATGCTTCTAAGGGCTTTTCTCACGCCCATGGGTGATGGTCTACGATAGGATACTGTTGTGTGCATCTGTAAAAGGAAGAGAACTGCTTTGAGATTTCTCTCACTGCTCATTCCAATCCTGTACAGACGTCCAAACAGTCCGCGTAGATTACCACGACGGGTTGAAGAAAACCACTCTGGTTTACTGGTCAGTTGACCAGTGGAGTAAGATTGCAATAAGCAATCTCTAAACTCCTTAAACCGAGTAACAGCCCATTCGGGTCCCGAACACTCAACCCATTTAACAAAGGTTGCATAGCAATCTTGCTTAATGGGAAGAGGTAAAGGGATGCTCTTGAGACGGCGTTGGACATGAGGTTTCCTGTCCAATGTACAATTCATAAGAATTG